GGGCCGGATTGCCGGAACTGGGCTGCGGGGCTGCGAGAGCGACGCCGGTGCCAAACATCAAACCAGGAAGCTGCATGATCTAACTCCTTGGCCGGCTAAATGTGGCGCTGGGAGGCGCGGTTGTGTCCATTCTACTTCGTGCCTAAATCGACACCTTGTTCTGAATCGCCGCCGGCATCCCGGAGAGCACGACCCGGGCGGTCTGAAGGCCTAACAGATAGCCCGCCGAGACCTCTTCCGTTGCCTGCGCGCCAATAGCCGTGTGAAGTTCTTTCAGCTGGTCGGCGCGATCCCCGTCGGCGAGGGTTTTCACCTGGTCGAGGGCTGTCTCGATAAACATCGCCGCCGGTATGAGCATTTCCACCCCGCTGAAATTACTGCCCGCTCAAAATTGAGACCGGAAAGATCAGGCCGCTCCGGTTGTTCTGCAGGCCCTCGTTTAAGAGGATCCGGCCCTTCACTCTTGCATGATACACAACGCCGCCGAGCGTCTGTTTCTCGCCGCCCAGGAGCGGGATCACCGTCGTGCCGTCGGCCTTCAGGGTCTGCTGCTGCATCTGGTAGAGCACAGCGTCGCGCAAGCCGTTTACCTGGGTCGACGCGATCGCGGTCTCGCCGCCGGTGATTTCGCAAAGCACGGCCGCCCAGCAGTGGAGCTCATATTTCGGAAGCGGGAGCGCGTTCTCGATCACATCCTGGTCGCCTTCCACAATCCAGAGCCCAGGCAGGATGGCCGGCGTGATGGCGTCGCGCTGGGGCATGCGCCGGCCGGTAGCCGTCGGGTTCTGAAACACCGGGCCGCCCGAGGGTGCACCGGCCACCAGTAGCTGGGTCTGCGAGAGCAAACTATACAGATTTTGGAAGATCGTCTCGGTGGCGGTCATCATAGCTGTTTCTCGTGGAAAACCATGTGCACATAGCTCATGACGTAATCGTCGCGGCGGGCCTCGGTTTCAAAGGAGGCGCGCTGCGGTAATAGCCGGCCCGATTTGATGCCATCGATGACCTCTTGAAGCGCGGCGATCACCTTGGTCGGGTCCATGCTGAAACGGTACTGGTTATCCTGCCCGACCGGGACGGCGATGTCGTACGCGCTGTGTCGCATGAACGCCTCGGAGCCATTCTACTCTGCCAGCACTCCCGCCAGAGCATCGGAAATCTGGAACCGCACCGTCTCCCGCACCTGATCGAGCGATGTGCGCATATAGCGGAATTCCCGAGACGGTGGGTGGTCAACGCGCTTCGCGAAAACCATGCCGCCGCCCTCGCCAATCCAAGCCAGCGTCCGCGGCAAACGCCCCTCGGCCAGCGCGATCGACTCCTCGGCCGAGAACATCGATTCCTTCCCGAATTCCCGCGACGGGCCCAGGAACTCGGCGAAGCGGTCCATCAGGGGCACGATCTCGTAGCGGTGGGTGCCGCCGAACTCGAGGACCATGCCCACCAGGTGCTCGAAGGATCCGTCGTCGGGGATCTCGCACCAGACCGAGGCCACCGGGCCATCGCTGACCACCGGCGAGAGCACAACGGAAGAGGAGAGCAGGCCGGTGCGCGCCTGGATGATGCCCCCGGTCATGTTGTACATGATCGCTTCGTAGAGCGATTCGCCGGCCAGGCCCATGGCCTCGGCGATCACCTCGATCAAACGGTCGCCCCTGGCCGCGAGCGCCTCGGCGACCTCGTCGCTGTTGATGGTGTAGCGGAGAATCAAGCCGGGAACCTCATCCGGTAGCGCTCGATGGTCATGGCGGTCCCGATCTCGACCTCGAGTTGCGAATAAGCCGTCGTCCCGATGCCAGGCTGCACCTGGGAGCTTTGACCGATCCAGGTCCTTTTGCGGTACATCTGGGCCACCAGCCGGGCCGCGGCCTCCTGGAGATCGAAGGGGGGCGCACCGTAGGTATACGCCAGAAGCACAGAAGCGCCCGCCTGTGCGGCGTTGAACGTGTAGACCCCGGCGGGCAACACCCCGCGCTGCGGCGGCTGGTACTGCCCTGCAGCGGGCGCCGACGCCCCGCTGGAGACGAGTGGGGTTCCGTTTGCTAGGAGTACTCCCTGGTCGCTATAGAACGTCGCCCCGTTCGCGGCGGCCACAGCGTAAGGCCCAGGGCCCGCTGGCACGGTTCCGGCCTCAGCAGGCACGGCGATCGTGTAGCCGGCGGTGTAGGCCACCGCCACGTTCTGGATGCCCTGAACGAAACGTAGGGCCGAATAGCCCAGGGGCGGCGCGTTGCCGTAGGATCCCCAGCCACCAGGCCGCACGCCCCACCGCTCATCTGGATAGTCGCTCCAGCCAGAACCATTCGAGATCAGGGCAATATTACAGATCGAGCCCTCAGTGTCGATCACGTAGCCGGACTGCAGGTAATCGGGGCTCGCCGGGATGGCGATCCCGTTCACCGAGAGCGACGCGACGGCCAGGATGGGATAGTTGCGGATCGGTAGCTCATTCGACCCGTTGCCGTTGTAGCGCTCGACATAGGAGCGCACCCCGGAAAGGAAGCCGCGGCCGGTCCTGGTGAGGATGTTCTGAGAATAGGCGGTGATTTCAGACTGAATGAGCGCCGCGTCGGCGGCCGGATCCTGAGCCAGAATGGCGTTCACTGCCGCGACGGTCGTGAGGTCGATTACGTTAGCGCCCATCGCTCACCTGAAAAGGGGTGGCCAGGAGGTCTCCCAACCCCCTGGCCTGGATTTGCGCCGCGCCGGTGGCAACGCTCCTCCGCTCGTTAAAACACGTTGGTGGCGCCGAACTTGCCCAGACCCGTGATGAAGGCGATCAGGTTGGGCGTCTTGATTGCAAGCACTTCCTCGGAGAACACGCCGAAGGGGTACTTGCGGCTTGTCTGCGCGAACTCGATGCCATAGGTGTCGCGCCGCACAAAGACGCCGCGCGTTTCGCCCAGCCGGGAGTTCGCGTAGGTCTCCTGGAGCTTGTCGACATCGAAGAGGATCGTGCCAGCAGGCAGGTACGGATGCTGAAGCACGTCCACGAACTCGCCGCCAGGCAGTCCGAAGATGTTGTGGTACTGCGCCACCCGGCCGTTGACCGCGATCCCGGATCCGTCGCCGTTCGGGCCGCCGTTCGGGAAAAAGTAGTTGAGCGCGGTCGAGCTCGAGGAGCCGACCATGAACGCCGACCGGAAGGCAGGCACCTGGTCCGTCGAGAGATAGATCTTCGTCGGGCCGGTCAGAGCCGCCTGCTGGATCTGGTAGAGAATCGAATCGATCTCCGTGATCGATCCCACCAGGCCGCCGTTCGTGAGCCCGGCGCCGTGGTTGTTCCAGCCGTTCGAGCCAACCGCCGTACCGAAGCTATTCAGATTGAACGTGGGCACGGGGAGCCCGGTCATATAGGCCGTGTTCGAGGCGATGGTGAGCATGCCGTCCATGTCGAGCGCATTCGTCGACAGGTCGGTCGCAAAGCCCGCGTAGCCGCCCGAGCCGGCATAGGCCGCTGTCTGTGTGCCCTGGGTCTGCCCGTAGATGTTGACCCAGGAGTCGCCCACCGTGATCGCCGTGAGCTTGGCGCTCGCTGCGGCCGGGGAAAAGGTCGTCGTCGCGTTGATTTCCACAAACCACGCATAGCCCCATGCGCCAGCTTGCGGGGTGCAGTAGAACGTCACGGTCTTGGTTGCGTTGACCGTAGGTCCAACCACATTCGAAGGTGCCGACACGATGGCGGTGCCGCCGTTGATCTTGTCTGAGGAGCCGTCGGCGTTGGTGCGTAAATATTGGGTCGTGATGCCCAGCGCGACGGTGTTGTTCGGATTGGTCGCCGCGCGATAATTGAGCGCCACGGCGTAGGCGGCGGCGTAGGAGCCCACCGGCAGAACGCCAGTGACGTAGCTGGCATTGTTGAGTAAGGAAAGAACACCGGTGGGCGTGTTCGTCGTCGTGATCTGCAGCGCGCCCCTCGAGGCCGTGGTGCCAGCGCCGCCAATGTAGCTGCGCTCCTGCTGCCGGATGAACCGGAGCAGCTGCCACATCTTACCGTCGCCCAGCGCGTCCTCGTAGCCCTCGGACGCCGAGATCGACTCGTAGGTCACAAAGTCGTCCGTGCCCAGGGTCACGTAAGGCGAGCTGAAATCGACCTCGGTGAACTGACCATTCGAGTTCGTGTTGCCCTCAGAGACGCCGGGGAACTGATTTCCGGCATCGATCGCGGTTACCGCCTTCCATTGCGGCTGGACGCCGTAACCGGCGTTCACCTTGTCCCAGCGCGGCGTGGTGTTGCGGATGTGGGCGAAGATCGGGTCCAACATGTAAGCCGGCGCCCGGAGATCGATGAAGTTCAAGCCCAGGCCCGTGGTGATGCCGGTGCTCGAGGCGTCCTTTACAAGCGACTTGCCGTGCATCTTCACGAACTGCCGCCAGGCGTCCGCGCCGTTCTGTTCCACCAGGCGCTCGATTTTGCGCATGTCGGTTTTGGAGATCAGTTGAGCGAACTGCGCCTGCGAAATGCCATTGTGACCGTCTGACACCGCCGAAGGGTGCATGGGTGTTCTCCTCTACCGGCGGCCTGAGTTTGTCGATCGCGCTGGGAGAGCGCGCACTGCAAAAACTTTTACTTCGCTCCGATGAGCTCGCCGAACTGCTGGTCGATTGTGAGCCCCTTGCCCACTTCGCCCGCTCCGGAGTGCGGGATCGCCGCCGGGGCCGGAGTTGTCGCGATCTTCTTTTTGAGCTCTTCGATCTCCGCGGTCAGAGGCGCCAGGGCTGCAGCAACGGCCTTTGCCACCGGATCCGCGGCATCGGCGGCGGCCTTCTCGGCGGCGACCCGCGCGGCCTTCTCCTGCTCGCTCTCGCCATCCTCACCAGCGCCCGCGTCCTTGGCGGCCTTCATGCACTTTTCGCAGTGATCCATCATTGCCTGCGAGCTCTTAACGAGGGCGTGATCTTTCGACAGTGTGCCCTCGAGCTTTTCATGGTGGGCTTTGTGCATTTCCATGTGCTTTTCGAGATGCTCATGGATCGACTTCGCTGCCTTCGTGAGACCGGCCTGATCGGTGATTTTCATGCCCTTCGCTCCTTTGCCGCCCGCCGCGGCCAGTTCGTCTGCTTCCTCGATCGCCATGACCTTAAATTGGGCCAGGAGCTCGAGCCACGCCTCGCGCAACCCCTCCGGAACTTTGCTGCCGTCATCTTCGAGGTCACGCTCGAATTCAGTGGAGAGGCAGAGCCAATTCAGGCTCTCGACGAGGTCGCCGAGCCACCCGACCTCGTACATCCCCTTTTTCAAAGCGATCTTAGCACAGGCTCGTGTGATGGCCGCCTTGTCGGCGTCGGAAACCTCGATGCCGTGCTCCTTGGCCGCCGCCACTATCTTCTTCTTCGCCTTGGCCTTTTCGTCCGCGCTCATGCCCTCGGTCTGCTCGAACCGCGCCAGGGCGTTGCGGATGTGCGACTTGGTCTTCTCCTCGTCGCCGGGGAACTTGATCGGGAGCTTCCAGGTCGACGTGTCCTCCGGATCCCCGACGTGCGCGAAACAATCCGCGGTGAGGTCAACGTCGTCGACGCGCTTGGTCTTTTTCTCTTTCACGAGCGCAAAGATGCCGGCGAGCTGGCGTTCGAGCTTCTCATAACGCAGATCGCTGAGGGTCGGGATCAGCAGGGGCACGGCTTCAGTCGTGCCGTTCGCCTTGCTGAGCTCCACCATTCGCCCCTTCATGGTTTCGACCAGCGCCGAGGGCAGGCAGGGAGAGTCGACCGCGGAGACCTCCGCGGGATCTGCGATATATCGCTTGCAGCCCTTGTGCACCGGATCGGGCAACGGGTCGCCCACGTAGGCGCCGCCCTGTGAGAACCCGATAAGTACCCCCTTTTTAAACTTCTGAATGGCGACCGGCTCGACGACGTTGAACCCCATTTTGATGGTCTTGTTGGCATCGTCGAACTCGATGGTGCGACCCGCACCGATCGCGATCAGCTGGTGCATTTCCCGCATCGGCATGATCGATGGCTCCATGCCCTCGACCGATGAGGTCAGCTTGAACATGCTGGCCACTTTGGCCTGGTAAAAGGGCTTCGTGCCGGCGTAGTCGCAGACTTCATTGTCGAGATCCGGCTGCTCGGCCGTGACCACTCCAAAAACGTTGAGCGAGCCGTCGCCCTGCTCTTCCATCTTGGTCAACGGGATGAACTTCTGGAGCTTCATTGCGAGTACTCCGTGAGCCACCAGTGCGCGCCATCCCAGGCCAGGGTGGCAATGCCGCCCACCGCCGCGCCGCCGGGGATCGTGAATAGCTGGGGATTGCCGGCGTATTCGGCCGCGTTGCCCGTGGTGACATTGAGCGCCGACGCACCGGTGTCGGTCGAGGTGACCTTGACCGTGATCGTCTTTCCCGCCGCCACGCCTACGGTGGGCAGGGTGATGCCCTGGGAGCCGTCCATGACGCCCGAATAAAAAATCACGCTGTCGGTCGGGAGCGCGGTGTAGCTGGCCGATACCGACTTGGGCGATGGCGTCGCCGGGGCAACAGCTGCCAGCGTTTGCTCATCCTCGAGGACCGCGGTCACAAGCATCTGCAGCGTTTGATCGGGCGGGCTGGGATTCTGGAGTAGCCTCTGCAGGTTCGTCATGAAGCGTTACCCTCGCCTTGAATCGTAGCACGGGGCGCGCCGTAACCCTCCCGCTATCGGGCGGCGAAACCGCCGAAGGGAGCCTGCTTTTTGCCGGGAACAGGCGCCGACTGCGCAGCCGGCTTGGCTTCAACCGGCGCAACCGACAAGGCAACGCCGGTCGACGCGCTCACATACCAGAGGCCGTCGAAGGCATCGAACGTGATCGATTCGCCGATTTTGCCGCCGAAGGTGACCAGATCGACCTCCCCATTGATGCCCTTGACGCCCGTTTTCACGGTGTACCTGAAGGCATCGATGGCAATGATCTTCATGGTCGCGCCGTCGCTCCCGTTCTCGATCTGGGGGCCCGGCGCCGGCTGGCCAAGAGTCATCGCAGCCGCCTTGCCGGCCTTGAGGTAGGCCTTTCCGCCAGGCGCGATCGCGCCAGCCTCGGTGTAGAGCGCGACGGCATGATGATTCACTTCGTCGAGATAGACCGCCGACTGGATGGACGAAACACGGTCACCGGCCTGCGCCGGATCAACGGTTCTGAAGTTCACTTCCTGCATTGGGGATGCCCTCCTGCTTCAAAGTGAATCCTAGCACGCTACATCACCTGCCGGGCCACCCTGCGCAGGCGCTTCCGTTGCCGGCCACTCACGCCCCGAGGCCGGCGAGCGATCGCCGCAAGCTGCGCCTGGTCTCGAATCTGCCGCGCGCCCCGGTAAAACGACGCCCGCTGCTTTTCCGCAGCGATGGCCAGCCGCGCGCGCGCCTGGAACTCGGGATCCGTGACGCGATCTATCAAGTCCTGCGGCATGCCCTCAAGCTGCGCCGGGTCGATCGAGCCGTCCTCGTTGAAAGTGAGCGAGCGTTGATGTTGTTTCTTTTCTTCCGGTTCGCGCTCGCCCAGCGTTGCGTCCGTCATGTCAAGCCCTGTTTTTTAGAGGTACCGGCGGCATCGGCCGGCGCCGGTGGTTGCCGTTTCCGTTCGACTCCTCGGCCGGCTCGCGCAGCCTGAAAACCAGGACCGCCTCGATGCGCGCGCCGAACCCGCTGCCGACCTGGTGCGAGCTCATGGCCACCAGATCATAATCCTCGGTGAGTGCCCCGAGTGTGCTCTCGATATCTCTGATCAAACAGGTTTCTACGACGTGCGGGGCTTTGGGAGCAACCATCATTCCTCTCCGGCGATTTTAGTGACCGTAAGCCAGCACCGGCAATTCGGATGAGCCCCCGGCGCGTAAATGAACGGCGCGAACTGATAGCCAGCCGGGACCGGGCCGAGCGCCGAGAAGCTGGCGCAAAGCGCACAGCAACCCAGGTCCATGACGGTCCACTGATATTCGAGAATCTTGCCCGAAGACATCCACGAGCGCAGGTGGCCAGAAACCTGCTGCCTGGCGATCTCATTGTCGGCGATCAATTCCCCGTGCTCCGGGGTCCAAACCACGCTGACCTGAAGAACAGCCTCGAGCTGCTGGGGCGTCCAGCCCTCCTCGATGGCCTGTTTCAAAGTGGCCAGAACGCTTTCCTTGGCCGTGGTCGAGATCGCCCAAGCCGGCGCCGTGGCCTCGGTAAGCGAGCCGTCCTCCTCGAGGTCGAAGCCCACCATCTCCGCAGCGCGCTCGTCCGCGGCTTGTTTGGCCGCCGGAAGCGCTTCGGCCAGGGTGCCCTGGAGCGACGCGCCCAGGTTCGCCGCCGCCTGGTAGGCTCCGGCGTGCACACCCTCCTCGGCCGCGATTTCAAGATAGGGCGCCGAGATCCCGTAAAGCGTCTCGTAGTCCCAACCGAGCAGGGCGATGAGTTCGGCGAGGCGCCGATCACGCTCGTCGGTCGAGTCCCTGTCCTTGAAAAGTGTTCCACGTGAAACCTTTAGGTAGGCCGCGAACTCCTGCGCGGCCTTCTTCGAGACCCGCATCTTCTGATCGGCCAGGAACTTCTTCAACTGGCGCGCAAAGTCGTTTCTGGTCTGCCGACTGCGCGGGGTCAGATCCCCGGCCCGCGCCTTCAAGGTTGCGATCTTGCGAACCTTTACCGGCGCCGCCCGCCCGGCAATGGGGGGCTCGTCCTCGTCCTCGTCTTCGTCGTCGGGGCCAGCGCCTGGCTTCGCGGCCGGCTTTTCGCCGATCGACATCCAACCCGTGGCCGTCATGCTGCCGAGCTCATTCGCCTGGGGCTCGGGCCGCGGATCGTCGCCGCGCGCCTCGCGGGTTTCGTTGATGCTGTAGATCATGTTCTTTAC